TAAACTAACTAAAGAAGAAGTTAAAGATTTTGACTATTTAGAAAATATTATCACTAACTATGAAGATAGATATGGAGAGTTAGAAGAAGAGGATGTTATCAATTTAATTTGTGATTATCAAATTTATTTTAAAAAAAAGATTAAAGAATAGTTGCTTAACTAAATAACTAAAAAAAATGTCTAAAATTTCAATGGAATTGATGCAACGAGAGCAAAAAACATGGAGAAACATGAATGAAGCTTTAGAAAAAAGTAATGCTTACAGTATACCATTTGGTAAATATATGAATGACAAGTATAATTTTAATGATAAAGAGTTAGAAAAAGAAGAAAATGCTTCTACAGCAACTCTAATCATACTTAAAAATCATGTCAAAGAAATCCAATAGATTTGGAATTGTTAAATATATTGTACTATCAGATCCAAAAATATCTATACAAGCTAAAGGTTTATATAGTTTATTAGCATGTTATGCTGATAAAAACCGTGAAGCTTTTCCATCAGTTTCAACACTTGCTGACTCAATGAATGTATCGCAAAGGTACATTTATAAACTATTAAAAGAGTTAAGACAGCACAATTACGTAAAAAGAGTAAATAGTAATATAGTTATAAAGTAATTGATAGCTATATATATGCAATTTAATTTAGAGTTTCCTTAATATTTCCTTATAATTATTGAATCAAAGTAGTTTATATTATTATCTTTGTTAGACTATGATAATACAACTACCCAATGGCCGTATAATTGAATGCTCAGTTGAGCAATACCTCTCATTAACTGATGAAGAGGTAGCGGATTTAAATGGGATAAGCTCTGCATATACAAAAGAAGTGGTAAATCCTTTCTATAATAGGTTTGCTGGTAAAATTAATGACTATGATCATGAATTAGAATTCATAGATGAAGATGATTATGAGAAAGCATTAGATGAACTAGAAGCATATGAAAAATTGGATGACCCGTATTTTTATTCAGATGATATTTAATCATCAATTAAACAATTATTAATTTATTAAATTTTAAAAAATGCAAAGCAAAGTTAACATCTTAGCTGATGACATGGGTAATGTCATTCGCCAATCAAGCAACAATTCAGAGTATGCTTACGTAAGACTACAACAAGACAGAGTTACATTTGGTAACAATGGCTGGGTTAAAAAGTCAACTATATCTACTTTATTACATGGTAAGTTAGAAGATTTACAATCACTAAATCTTAAAGCAAATGCTACATTACCAGGTAAACTCATTATTAAAGAGCAATTAGAGCCATTTAGTAATAATGATCCAGATAGAGATCTTAAATATGCTGGTGATACTGGTATTATTTGTTGTGTTGATGGTCAACCTATTTATAGGAAAACATTTTATGTAGTTGATGAAACTGCACAGGATGTACTTATAGCTCACAACAATAGTGATGCTATTAAAGAAGCTAATGGAACCACTACAAGCGTTAAAATCAAGAATGCAACAGTTAAAGAAGCATTTGGTATTGATGCAGATATAGTAGCTGAGTCAGTTGGAGTTCAAAATACACAAGAAGAAGTTGTAGATGAAGTAGAAGAAACTGTAGAAGAAGAAGTCTTAGAAGAAGAGACTTTTGAGCTATAAGATATAGTTTAAAGGGTTCACTACCCTTATTTTATGTTTCATAAATAAGATAGATAGAGATGGTGAAGGAGTTCAGGGACTGGATCCATCTCTTGATATCAAACAAATAACTACTTAATCAATAATACTAAACAATTATGCTATCTCAAGAACAACAACAAGTATTGGTACAAACTCAACAAAAAGATCAATTAATAAAAAGATTAGAAAGATATCATTACTATGGTATATTATGTGAGTATCAATTACATCCACCTTCACTTGTAAACTCTTTAAGTTACAACAAGCTAAATCCATATCAACATTTTTTGTTTAAACGTGTACTTCATGGTTTAAAAGTTTATAAATCTGAAGAAGTTAACAAGTTACACTGGGACAAAAAACGTAGAATTACAAGAGTATGGAAACGTGGTCAAAAAGAAATCAATGGGTGGAAACAAACTATTTCAAGTAAGATAATAAATGATTATCTTAGTAGAACATTTAAAAATTCACCTTTTGTAAAAGAAATGGTGGAAATACCAGTAGATGATATACTTGAAGACTATAATAATACTTTGACATTCAAAGACTTAGGTATTAGATATGAAGATGTTATTTTGAAGTTTATGTCTTTGGGACTTTTACCAAAGAATTATTTAACACTTTAAATTAAATGATCCAACAAAAAAGAAAACTATGCAACAATTGCAATACTGAACAATTTATTTGGAAAAATGATAAAGGAAATAGGTATTGCAAAAGTTGTTGGTTTAAAAGAAAAGAGCCAGATGCTAAACCTTTAAAAGTTAAGAAACCACTTAATCCAAAATCTAAAAGCATGCAAGTAGTTGATCAAGCATATACTAAAATTAGAAAGAAGTATATGTTAGATAATCCTATTTGTAAAGCGTCATTACCTGGTTGTACAATAAATGCAACGGATATTCATCATATGAAAGGTAGAGGTGAGTATCATTTATCTATAGATACATGGATAGCTGTATGTAGAAAATGTCATAATTGGATAGAAGAACACCCAAAAGAATCTATAGAGCTTGGATATTCTATAAAAAGAATATAAAATCATAGACTATAAAAGAGGGGTAGTGAAGCTGTAGTTGAGAGGTAGAGTTTATTAATTAGCGAAAAAAGGTTAACAGTAGCTAGTCGTCACCCATTGCACTCAACCAGTAACCTTGAAAGACCCGAAGCCTCTCTTAATAGTCTTATAGTTCAATTGGATAAAGCAGACTTCTAAACTGTAGGTTTAAGGTTGGAGTCCTTGTAAACTCATTAAAAATAATAATTATGAATGAACATGAAAAGAACAGATTATTTATAGTAATAGTTTGGACAATAATAGCAACAATAACAGTAACATTATGGTGGAACATACTAAAACTAATATCTCCAGAGATATAGTACAGGATGATGCTTTAAAACAAGCATTAAAAAGCAAAAGATGTGGTTTAGGTATATCAATGGGTGTAGGTAAAACACGTATAGCAATACAACATTTGATAGCCAATTATAATCCGTTCATAGAAGTCTTGGTTGTTGTACCAAAAAATTCTGTAAAACAATCATGGTTAGATGAACTTAATAAAATGGATAAAGAAAGTTTAATTGATCATATAACATTTACAACTTACTTATCTATAAATAAACAAAAACCTGATTTTTTTGATATAGTATATTTAGATGAGTGTCATTCTATTTTACCAAATCATGAAGAATTCTTACAATCTTTTAAAGGTAAAATATTAGGATTAACAGGTACACCTCCGCGTGATAAAAAATCAGTTAAGGGAATGCTTGTACAAAAGTATTGTCCAATAACATATACTTTTGATATAGATAAAGCAACTGACTCAAATATATTAAACAACTATAGGATAATAGTTCATGAATTAGAGTTATCTAAACTACCACAACTCAAAAAGAAAAACAAAAAAGGTGGTTTTTGGTATACTTCAGAGTATAAAGATTACCAGTATGTTGTTGATAGATTATTTCAAGCACAATCACAGAGACAAATTCAATTAGCAAGAATAATGAGAATGCGTGCATTAATGGATTATACTACTAAAGAAGCATATGTTAAGTCTATACTTAAAAACATTAAAGATAAATGTATAGTCTTTGCAAATACTCAAGATCAAGCAGATAGAATATGTACTCATAGTTATCATTCTAAAAATGATCAGTCTGAATATAATTTAGAGTTATTTTCAGATGGTAGAATAGATAAATTATCATGTGTAATGCAGTTATCAGAAGGTATATCTATACCTAATCTTAAACAAGGTATTATTATGCATGCATATGGTAATGAAAAGAAAACCGCACAAAGAATAGGAAGACTATTGAGATTAAACCCAAGTGAAACTGCAGTGTGTCATATATTATGTTATAAAAACACACAGGACGCAATATGGGTGGAGTCAGCACTAAAATCATTTGATCAAAGTAAAATAGAAAAATATAACCCTTTAAATTGATATTATGATAGAAGTATTATTACCAGAATTTATTATTGTAGTAAGTGTATTTTCATTAATACTTGCTTATTACTTTGGAATAGCAAGAGGTAGATCAAAAATGAAAACAATTATTTCTGATTTAACAGTTAGAAAGATGTTAGAACATAAAAGAAATAACTTTAAAGATTTATAGTTATGGGAAAAATGAAAGAAATATTTATAGCACAGCAAGAAGAATTAGCTTACCGTGGTGCACATGATACAATGATACACAGTCTTGCACGTCAAGCATGTGAAGAATTTATAAAAGAAGGTGTCACACCTTGTCCAAATTGTTTTGAGATAGAATTAGTACGCAATGAAACAGAAGCAGAATGTACTAAATGTGGACAAGGGTTTATATATGTTGATAATGCATTAAGATTTAAATAATGAAAGCTATGTTAACTGCAGAAATAACATTACCATATCAAGATTTTGATGTTGAGGTAGTATATACTTATGATCCGGGTGAACCTGATCAAATGTATGATTCAAATGGAGATCCGGGGACACCTGGTTATGGACCTTCTATTGATATACATCATATATGGGCAGAATTGACTAATAATGAAGGGTCAACTTCAATTGTAGACATATATGATTTAACAATGGTTGGAGAAGAATTAGAATTACGTATAATAGAAAAATATCATGAATAATGGGATTAGATCAATTTGCATATAGAGTAAAAAAAGGGTTTATTAAAAAACCAGTAGATTTTAAAACATCTGTATATGATGAAGAAAAAGAAGAATATAAAAGTGCTGTAGAAACAGTGGAATTTAAATATTGGAGAAAACATCCTAACTTACAAGGTTGGATGGAAGATTTATATTATAGTAAAGGTGGTGAGTCAAAAGAGTTTAACTGTGTTAATGTACAATTAACTTGGGAAGATCTAGAAGACTTAGAACATACCATAAAAAATAATATGTTACCAGAAACAAAAGGATTTTTCTTTGGTAATGACTCCAGTAATGAATACAAAGAAGAAGATCTTCAATTTATAGAAGATGCTTTAGAGGCAATTAAAGATGGTGATGATGTATATTATTCATCATGGTGGTAAATTAGAATTATGAAAAAAAATAAACTAATAAATCAAGGAAGATCAGAACAACAAATAGAAAATAATTATAAGATACTAGGCTGGACAATTGTGTTTGGCCTAGTAATTATATTTATTTTAACATTGAATTGGTTCCTTATAGACATAATATCATAATATGAGAGATCAATTATTTATAGAAGGGACTGTAAAAGATGGTAAATTACATTTCCCTGTTAAAGCATATCAAACAAAGTTTGATAACTTTTTTAAACAACATGAAGATGGTGTAAGAGTAGAACTATTCATAGGTATTCAAGATGGAAAGGGTAGTAACCCACAACTTGCAAGAATACATGCTATGATACGTGAGATTGCAAATGAATTAGGTTATACTTTTGAAGAAACTAAACTACAAGTAAAAAGAAAAGCAGGACTCTGTTTTGTAAAAAACAACAAAGAGTACTGCAAGTCTTTTGGTAAGTGTGATAAAGAAGAACTAAATTTAGCTATTCAAGCTGCAATGGAAATTGGAGACTTTAGTGGAATGCAACTAAGATGATTTAGTAAATTCTTGTGTAATTCTATTAAGAATTTCAATAGGGTTTTTTGTATCCTTAGTAACTTTATCAGTAATTTGTTTAAATTTGTCTTTATCAATAGGAACTTCTTCTACATTAGCTAAACCTTGCTCGTGTGCATAGTTTTTAAGTAAATGAATTAAAGCATATAAAGTATATAATTCAGACTCTGTAGGTGTAAACACACGGTTTTTCTTTTTAAAAGAATCTGTATCTTGTATAGATTGATTAAAATCTTTGACAAGATCAGCAAATTTGTCTACATCTTCATAGAATTCTGTAATATACCTTAAATAAATTTGCTGTAAACCAATAATAAAGCTAGGGTTGATTTCAGCTTTGAGATTTTTAGAAGTATCATAATTGATATAAGTCTTATTTTCAGCCATAATATAAAATATTTAAAATCAAAATTATGAATAATAAATCAATTATGAAAGAAAAACCAATAGAAGTTGATATAGAACAATTAAGAGATAGTGTTAATAGTACATTAGTTGAATCAGGATGGGATAAGATGCTATCTATATTTGTAAATGGTTTGGACTTTGACTATATAGTCAATAACTTAGTTGACTGTGTAAATGCAGGTAAAAGATTTACTCCAAAGTTTAAAGATATATTTAATGCATTTAAAGAATGTCCATATGATGATCTTAAGGTTGTTATAGTTGGACAAGATCCTTATCCACAATTAGGTGTAGCTGATGGAATAGCTTTTAGCTGTAGTAATAAGGGTAAAGCTGAAAAGTCTTTACAATTTATACTAAAACAAACTATTGGTGATTTTACTAAGACCGGTAGAGTTATCTATACACCAGAAGAATGTGATTTAAGACGTTGGTCTAATCAAGGTGTATTACTTATTAATACAGCACTAACTGTACAGATAAATAGTATTGGTTCACATTATAACTTATGGAAGCCTTTTACAAGTTATCTCTTTAATGCTATTAATAAAGTAAAACCGGATACAATATTTGTACTAATGGGAAATAAAGCTCAAGAGTGGCAAGTATTTATACCAAACTGTACAAAAATTAAATGCTCACACCCAGCATCTGCAGCTTATAAAGGTGGAGATTGGGATCATAATGATGTATTTAATAAAGTAAATAAGATACTAGAAAAGCAAAATAAAACTTTGATAAATTGGTGATTTTTATTATATTTGAATCACACAAAATAAATATATAAATGACTATAGATCAATTAGTTAAGTCTAAAAAAGATATAATAGACTTTAAAACAAAGTACAAAGAAATATATGGGATAGATTTATACATTTATGCTAAAAAAGAAGAAAAGAAAAACATACATATTGATTTATATATTAAGTGTGCATTGGAATGCTTTAAAGAAGAACATCCATATTTAAAACACATTAATAAAATAAATTATAAAACTAGACTTAGATATTTTTTAATTTATGTACAAACAATATGTTATTTAGCAAATAAAGATGGTTGGTCCAAAAATTTTATTGGAAAAAAAATAAGTAAAAATCATGCTACAGTTGTTAATTCTTGTAGACGTATAGAGGACGGCCTTGAAGTTAACGATGAATTGGTTGTTAAAACATATTATCAAATTATTAATAAACTAACAAAATATGTGGGAGCTATTCCAGAAAATCTTAAAAGAAAAGATCAATCCAAATCAAGCGTTGATACTATTTGGGATGAAGCAAGGCGTTTCATTGCCCAAAGTCCTAAGTGAAGATAAAGAACACTTAGTTGAAGCAGGAATGCTTGAAAAAGAAAATGATCAATATAAAATAACAGCAGAAGGTAATGCTTTTTGTGCAAGACTTGATAATTATTTTATTAAAGCAAAAAAGAAAACGGATATACAACTGATGGGTAAAGATTTTAATGAAAAAATAAATACCTATAGAGATATATTTCCTGCCAAAAAATTACCAAGTGGTACACCAGCAAGAAATAATGTAAAAGCTTTAGCAGAATCATTTAGATGGTTTTTTGAAACTTATGATTATTCATGGGATAATATTATAAATGCTACAAGAATGTATGTAAATGAATACAGAGACAAAGAGTATATGTATATGCAAACAAGTCAATATTTTATTTGCAAGCAAGATAAACATAGAGTTAAAAACTCTAGATTAGCAGACTATTGTGATATGATACGTGATGGTATTAGTACAGAAGAAGAATATTTTAAAGAAAACGTTGTATGAGTAGACCAAAACCAGCATGGGTGGGCCAATATGAAGCCTTTAATGATGCACTTAAATATATGTATGCCAGATCAAAGGGTGATGAGAAATCAATATTTACACCGTGGCCTAAATTCAATGATGCATGTACTGATGGATTAGAATGGAACACTTTGACGGTTATTGGTGGAAGACCTGGTTCAGGTAAAACTCTTATTAAAGATCAAATAATAAGAGAATCATTTATACTTAATCCTAATGATAAGTTTAGAGTATTAGAATTTCAATTTGAGATGGTTGGGAGAACCTCAGCAATCAGAGAATTTAGTTCTGTAACTGGTAAAACTTATAAAGAATTATGTAGTGCAGGCTCTATACTTAATACTGAAATACTTAATAGTTGTCATCAGTATGCAAAAGAAAGAGTTAAATATCCTGTGGATATCATAAGTACACCCATGACAGTAAATCAAATGCGTGATCAGATAGATCAGTATATGGAAAAACATCAAGGGACAAAGACAATAATTACTTTAGACCATAGCATGTTAGTTAAAAGAGCACCATATCAAAACAATACATTAGATATGTTATTTGAATTAGGTGAATTTTTTACACAGTGTAAAAGGGACTATCCTTGTTTATTTATTTGTTTATCACAATTAAATAGAAATATAGATAACCCAGACAGAGCTATAGATGGTAAGTATGGTAATTATATTCTTGAGTCAGATATATTTGGATCAGATGCTATGTTACAGCATGCTGATACTTTGATAGGTATTAACAGACCGGCAAAACAAAAAATTAGATTTTATGGTCCAGATAGATATATAATAGAAAATGATAGAACTTTGGTGTTACATTTCTTAAAAGCCAGAAATGGTGATGCACGAATGTCATTCTTTAAAGCAAAGTTTGAACAAATGCAGATAGAAGAAATGGCTACACCAGAACAACAAGAAAGAAGATGATAAATACTAAAAATTTAAATAATAATAAAAAAATGGGACTAACACCACAACAAAGAAAAGAAAAAGTTGAGGCCCTTAGAGAAGAGCATGAAGATTACTTTCAAACAGAAGGTAAGATAAATGCATTATATATACCTAAGATGGCTTATAGACCAAGTGGTAAAGATGATCTTTATATTAGTTTCTTTCCAAGTGAATTAGAAAAAGAACAAGATGTTTATACAGAATTTGTTTCTATAGACTATGATACAGAAGATCCTAAGCGCACATTATATTTACATAAACATAATCCTCATTGGAGAGAAGAATATGAACTTGTAGAATCATCATCTGGTTTTGTAAGACATATGATACCAGTAAGTGAATTAAAAGTTATTAATGATGTAACTAATAGAAGAAATCCTATTATAGATTTTTCTAATCCAAGTTTACCAGACCCAGATACACTGCTCCCTTCCTCCACTTCTCCCGACCTTAATATTGCGTTGGTTGAAAAATTAGATGAAATCAATAAATCACTAAATAAATTAATAACAGTAATTCAAAAAAAGTAATATGGCAAATAGCGTATTAGTAATTGCAGATTCGGGTACAGGAAAGTCCACCTCAATCAGAACATTAAATCCAGATGAGACTTTCATTATAAATATTGCAAATAAACCTTTGCCATTTAAAGGTTATAAAAGTAAATACATACAAATTAGCAAAGATAATCCAAATGGTAATATTACATCAACTTCTACAGCACCCGGTATTGTAAAAGCAATGATGCATGTTAATGATAAAATGCCAAACATTAAAACTATTGTTATAGATGATTGGCAGTATATGAGTTCTTTTGAATATTTTGATAGAGCTAATGAAAAAGGATATGATAAGTTCACTCAAATTGCAGCTAACCTAGCTCAGGTTGCAAAGCTTCCAAAAGACTTAAGAGATGACTTAACAATTATCTTTTTAACTCACTCAGAAGATTCAACTGATATAAATGGAAATAGAAGAATTAAAGCTAAAACGGTTGGTAAAATGATTGACAATACGTTAACTTTGGAAGGTCTATTTTCAATTGTCCTTTTTGGAAAGGTAAATAAAAATGATGATGGTGTTCTTGAATATGGTTTTGAAACACAAAACAATGGAGAGAATACATGTAAATCACCAATGGGTATGTTTAAGGAAAGTTTTATTCCAAATGACCTACAATATGTAAAAGATTGTATTGAAGAATACAATAAGTAAAAATTAATTAATTAAAAAAAGCAAATTATGTTAAGTACTAAAGACATGTCGGCTGGAAATGGTGGTGTAAGACCAGTATTAGATCCAGGAAATCACAAAGTAAAAATCAATTCAATTTCTTTTGATCAAACACCTTATGATTCTGAAGCATACAATATTGTTTTGCATGTAGAAGGTGAACCTATGGGGGGAGATTTTCAAGGTTTTGCAAAAGATATGAATAATCCAGATGGTCCACGTTATGAAGGTCAAGTAGGTAGAGTAAGATTTAGTCCATACCCATATAAAGATACCGTATTACAAAATGGTAATGAAATTAATAGAGATACGGAAGTATTAAAAGCTATGATATATTTATCAGAAGTATTAAATAAACGTGCTGATTTAGACAAGATTCAAGCTAATACAATTGAAGACTTTATGGTAAAATGTAACAACCTTCTAGGTAATAGTAATTATATTAATATTTGTATAGGTGCACGTGAATGGGAAAACAAAGATGGTTATACAAATAATGATTTATTTCTTCCTAAAAGAACCAAAAATGGTGTACCACTAGAAGCATTAGATGTAGAAAATTCTAATTTATTAGAGTTTGATAGAAATAATACTAATCACTTCAGACCTTTAGTTAAAAGTGATGCACCAAAAGCAGACAATTTTGAACCAGCAGTAATAGCAGGTAGTGATTTTGATCTGTAATATTAATATAAGAGTGGGCTTAGTTAACGCTAGGCCCATTTTTTTTAATATATTGAGATCATGTTTAGTACAAGAAATTTAATTTTAGAAGAATCAGATATACCAAGTTATTGGGTATTTCAATACTATTTAGATATTCCTGAACAGTTGACGGGACAAGATATTAAGATTAAATCTATATTTAATCCTAATGAAAGAACTGCTAGCTTTTGTATATATGTTGATAAAACAATTATGCAGTATAAGTTTAAAGACTTTTCTACAGGTAGAGGTGGTAATAAAGCTGATTTAGTAAGATTACTTTTTAATTTAGATTATCCTGCGGCAACCAGGAAAATGATAGATGATTACAATAACTTTATAAAGCAGGGTGGTAATATAGATATAGATTTTAAACCTGCACCAAAATGGAAAATAGATTTTATAAAATATAAAACATGGTCCGTTTCAGATCGTAAATATTGGTTAAATTATAGGATAGGTAAAACAATGCTTGAAACATATAATGTAAAACCAATAGATTACTTTACCATAAGTATAGAAGAAAATGGTGAGTTTAGATCATTAAGAGTGGGAGCAGGACTCTGTTATGGTTATTTAGATAAACAGGGTGAAGTATATAAGATATATCAACCAAGAAGTAAATCCCATAAGTTTCATAAAGTTAAAGATTATATACAGGGTATTGATCAATTGAAATACAATCAGCCATACTTGATAATATGTTCATCTCTTAAAGATGCAATGTGTTTAAAAGGTATGGGTTATAATATAGAAGTTATAGCGCCTGATTCAGAAAATACAATAATCAAACCACATATAATATCATTATTAAAAAAGAAGTATAAAAAAATAATAACGCTTTTTGATAATGATCAAGCGGGTAAACAGGCTATAAAAAGATATATGGATACATATAAAATAGAAGGTTGTACGCCCACTATATGTAAAGACATATCTGATGCAATGAAAACCTACGGGTTTGAAAAAACCCATGCTATGATTAAACCGATACTTAAAGATGTATTAAATAAATAAATATGAAAAAAAAACCAGAAGTATATGTGACAATTCATAGAAAAAAGTGGTGGATACCTGGAAACGTACCAAGTAGTAAAAATGGTAGAAGATGGACAGGTAAATACTTTATTGCAAGTAAAGCTGTAATGAACTATAGGAAAGTCACTAAAAATTATTATGAAAAGTATGCAAAAGAATTTAAAGAAATATATGATGAATTAGATAAACCTGTTAAAATAACATTTCATTTTGTAAGAGGAACAAAACATAAGTTTGATTATTTAAATCCTGCACAAACAGTTCAAGATGATATGGTAAAATACGGTTGGATAGTTGATGATAATGCTGATTTTATAATACCAGACTTTGATGCATATACATATGATAAAAATGATCCGGGTGTGTGGATTGAATTAATAATAAATGAAAAAGAAACAACAGATATTGACTTTTGATAAGTTCTTTAAATATAAAGAAATGTTTAGTGCTTTACCTGAAGACAAAGCACTAGCCGCTGAGATATTTAAAAACTCAAACTATAAGGATAAACATATAGTTAATACATTAATGGCTAAGTCTTTAATGTTTAAAGAAAGGTTAGATTTTTGTGAGGCAATTAAATTTAAGTTTGATTCAAAAGTTAATTCGTATCAGGAAATATATGCTTTTATCAAAAAAGAAAAAGCTGATGAAATCTATATACAAATACTTAATAAAATAAAAGATGAATAATATACAAGACTTAGTTGCCAAAACAACTAAAAGTTTGATTTTTAAAGAGCCCTTTTATGGGCTTTTTTTAATAGGTATAAATAAACAATATGTAGATAGAATACCTACAGCAGCTGTAAGTAAAAATAATATTGGAATACAGCTTATGTTTAATCCAAAGTTTTATATAGGATTAAAAGAAGAACATAGATATGGTCTTATAAAGCATGAATTATTACATGTTGCTTTTGGTCATTTAATATCTAGAGATTTATATTCTGATAAAAAGCTGTTTAATATAGCTGCAGATTTGGAGATTAATCAATATATAAATGAAAATAATTTACCAGAAGGTGGTTTATTATTATCCAGTTTTCCAGAGCTAAATTTACCTCAAAGGGCAGGTACAAAAAAGTACTATGAACTACTACAGGAAGCTAAAGAAAATGGAACATCTCCTTCATTAGATAATCTTATGCAACAAATGGACGGTGAGTCACAGTATTGTCATAGTACATGGGATGAGTTTGATGAATTACCTGAAGCAGACAAAAAGTTGATACAAAAACAAATAGAGCATCAATTAAAAGAGGCGGCAGAAACTACAGAAAAAAGATGTGGTAGTATACCAGGTGAATTAGCCGATTTAATTAAAAGATTGTTACATGTTGATCCTCCTAAGTTTGATTGGAAATCTTATTTGAGAAGATTTATTGGTAATTCTAGTATAGTTTATACTAAAAAGCTGAGACGTAAATATAATAAAAGATACTCAGCTAATCCGGGTCTTAAGATTAAATTCAAGAATCATATATGTGTTGGTGTTGACACAAGTGGATCTGTAAATAATGATGAACTAAAAGAATTCTTTAGTGAGCTTACGCATATGCATAAGACTGGTCATAAAATTACAGTTGTACAGTGTGACACTAAAATAAATAGCATTAAAGAATTTAATCCAAATAAAGATTGGGAAATACATGGTCGTGGTGGGACAAGCTTCCAACCAGTAATTGATCATTACAATGAAAAGAAAGGGCGCTATACAGCTCTTATATATTTAACAGATGGTGAAGCTTATGCCCCAAACAATTGTCCTATGAATACATTATGGGTCCATAGTTCAAACTGTAGCATAAATAAAGAGTTACCAGGAAAGAAAATTCAATTAAATTAATAAAATAAAAAATGGCACAAGTAAATTTAAATATCACTGAGTTAAAAGGATTTGTAAATCATATCATAACTAATAATAGATATTTGCAAAATAATAATAAAGGACCTGTATCAATAGAAGTTGTAGGTGAATCCGGTATTGGTAAAACATCTACAATTGTTGAGCTTGCAAAAGAAAATAACTTAAACTTTGTAAAACTAAACCTTGCACAAATTGAAGAGCTTGGTGATCTTGTAGGATTTCCTGTAAGACAATTTCAAATGTATAAAGAAAAAGTTGTTGGAAATAAGCAAGATGATTCCATGGGTATGGTTACAGCCGCACAAAGAGCAGCAGGATCCAGTTTAGCAAACCTGAATACATCAATAACCAAAAAAGTAGGAGCTTGGGTTGATGAACTTGCAGTACAAGAGTATCTTAAAAACGGATACAAAATGACAGGCAAGAACAGAATGTCTTATTGTGCACCAGAATGGATTGCAGATAAAAAAGAAGGAGGCATTTTATTGTTAGATGATTGGAACCGTGCAGATACAAGATTTATACAAGCAGTTATGGAGCTTATAGATAGACAAACATATATATCATGGGCATTACCAAAAGATTGGCATATTATTTTAACAGCAAATCCAGATAACGGTGATTATATGGTTAATAGTATTGACTCAGCACAAAAGACTAGATATATAACTGCAAATCTAAAGTTTGATGTTAACGTATGGGCTCAATGGGCAGAGGAAGCAAATATAGATACAAGATGTATTAACTTTTTACTATTACACCCAGAACTTGTAACTCAAGAAACTAATGCAAGATCAATTACTACATTCTTTAATTCTATTTCAAGCTTTGAGTCTTTTGAAAATAACTTAGCAATGATTCAGATGATTGGAGAAGGTAGTGTTGGTGATACTTTTGCATCTATGTTTACTACATTTATTAATAACAAACTTGACAAGCTTGTTACTCCTAAAGATTTATTGACTCATGATAATGAGCAATATATTTTAAATGAGCTTAGAAGCTGTGTTGGTAAAGATGATACATACCGTGCAGATATTGCATCTACATTAGCAACAAGACTTGGAAACTTTTCGGTTGTATATTCTAAAGAAAATACAATAACTCAAAAGATAACAGATAGACTTAAAGCGCTATGTACAAAGGATTATTTTACAAATGATCTTAAGTATTTAATTGTACGTACAATATTTAATGGTAATAAACAGAAATTTAATAAACTAATGATGATACCAGAGATCGTCACAATGACAATGAAATAAAATGGCAAGTAAATCAGTATATCAATTTTATGATGCTAATGCTATGACTTATTTTGATTTAGCAGGGGACCCTATATATGGGGTCCTTGCTGGATCTGTAATAGAACAAGTATTAGTTACAGAAGATAAAACAACTTTTGAAAACATACAGGATATATTAGAATCTTCTAAAGAAACAGATTCAACTTTTGTTAATAAAAAGAAAGCATTTATATTACCAGGTGCAGATGTATCTTTAGATAGAATTAAGGCTGCATTAAAAGAGCATAAAATAACATTAACAAATGATTATACTCAAGCAGACTTAATTGTTACTCATGATAATATAAGTCAACGTTGTGAGCATGGAGAAAATATACCATCAACAAAAATGATGGTTAGACTTTGGAATTATGAAACAACAAGTGGATGTAGTAGTTCTACAACGTCTATTAATTCTTTGATTACAAATTCCGTTCAAGATGTAATTGTAACTAAAAAAATTACAGAATCAATTAAATATTATAATCTTAATATAGAAGACAGTTTATATGATAAATGGTTAATTACAGGTTTAGCATTAAACATTGCTTATTTAATTGATACCGGTGCTGTTACAACGGTTGATTGTGAAACTGTTCTGCATGCATCAGCGGCAAAAATTGAATTAACAGAAGAATTAGTAGAACAAATAAAGTCTATGGTTTATGCTGGTGGTGATGATAAAGAAATGGCTGCATCAATTATACCAAATATAGATTATAATAAAAATCATCATTTACTTTGGAAGTTAGGTCAAGATTGTTATGCAATTACATATGATTTTAATAGAAATAAAAACATACAATATTGGTTAGATAAATCTAATTTTGGAGATTTCTATCATAAAAATGCTCAAGATATGATACAATGGTTAGAAAAAAAAAATTTGTTAACTAAAGTATCTTTTAGATATCTAGAGCCTATTTGTAGAAAAGAAATACATATTATTAACAGAGATTTATATGTTTTTCAAGTGTCAGTTAAAAAAGAATATAAAAAATATTTAGTATGAAAACATTTTATCAAATAAATCTAAACAGAGATCTTATTGAATATAATTCTAAAGCAAATCCAATTGCTAATAAGGGTGTAATTGAACTTAGTGTAAAAAAAGATATATACTTTATGGGTTTTAGTAACTCATGGGAACTTTCTAAAATAGATATAGAGAATCTAAATATACCTAATATAAAACCGGGTAAAACTTTTTCTATTAATGGTAAGACTGTGTATAGATTTCCTAATTTAAGTTTACCTAGACAAAAAGTAGATTTACTTAAAGAAAAAGAAAATGTAAAAGTAGTGAGAGATCCAGATAAAGCAGATATACATGTAATATCTTATAAATTTTTAAGAAGTTTATTTGATTTTAGATATGAAACTGCTGTTTCTTTTGTTGACTTTTTCAATATTATAAAATTAGGAGTAGAAGAAGGTTTATTTAGTCAAGAGTGTATAGATGATTTAAAATTAATGATTAAAGATGCTGATAAAGATTCTTATGTCTCATTGAAAAGCGGATATTATTACTATGATAATAGCTCTCATTTAAAACAGTGGGTTGATAAATTTAATAATATAATTGATAAATACAAAAATGGTTATACTAAAGTAATAATTCTTGAAGAAAAGAATAAAAAAGCATATGAAGATTTTCTAAACAGCGGTGCTGAGATTGTATATGATACTGATATATTAAATATTATAGACTCTGAGTTGGCAGTGTTGGAAGATGACCAATATGATAATATTATAGCTATGATAACAAGTAGTGATAGAGATAATAGAACATTGGGTGTTGAGATGCTAGCTAACTGCAATATAGAAAAGTCTTTTAATATTGTATCAGATTTATACTGGTGGCATTATGATTATATTAAAGAAACAAATAATTGGAATTCTGTAAATGTAAAGTCTTTACGTAATAGAATGAAAAGTTATGAAGGTGGTCATAATACTAGTAATATTTATTCTTTTAATGCGTATTTAAATCAATTAGCTAAAGATGGAAAATTAACAAGATTTGCAGTAGATAAAACTAGAGAAAAATTATATAAAACTTTGATATCAAGTATTTGTGGTGACACAAGTGAAGTTTTTAAAGTTGATCTAGAAAATTTGTATATTGCAGATAAATTAGAAAATATGATAAATGAATAGAGATCATAAAAAAGAAGAAGAGTTTTATGCTAAAGAAGATTTTTTCTTTAGCTACTCTTCTCTAAACAAATTATTATTTTCACCGTCCCTGTTTTACAAGGACTATATATTATTAGAAAGGGAGGTAAAAACTGATAAGCATTTAATAGAGGGTAAGCTTCTTCATTGTTTATTGTTTGAACCTGAAAATTTTCAGCAGAAGTTTAATTTAATACCGGGAAAAGTTCCTACAGATTCATTAATAAAAGTTCTAAAAAATATGTCCCTCCATACAGATGCGGAAACACTTGCATCGTGTGAGGATTTTGTAATACTTGATTCATTAAAAGAGATAAATTTATATCAATCTTTAAAAGCTGATCAAGCAAGACTAGATAAAGTTAGAACAGATGAAAATGAATTATATTGGAAATTTTTATTTAATACTAATAAAGACACTATAGATAATGATACTTATAATAGAGCAAAAGAACAAATAGAGGTCTTAAAGCAAAATAAAGAAGTAAAAGATTTATTTAATATTAAGTCTACAGATTTTGAATTAGATTCAATTGAAACACATACAGAAAAATATTTAACTTTTGATATAGCTGATAAATCTTATGGTCTTCATGGTTACATAG